GAAACAATTGCCAGTTCTATCAAAGTCCGTTCTATGCTTCCGGCTGTGTAAAATTTGTTGTTGCAAAATCCTTTGAATTGATGTGAACAACTTGTGATCGCCAATCTTCAAACTTACCAACTGGCTTGTCACTGATTCGTTTTTGCATTTGGTATGCAAGCCAAAATTGTTGTTCCAGGCTTGGAGGTAATTCTTTTTTGAAAGACTCAATGAAAGATGTTTTAGTCTCTTTTTCAGCCTGAGCAATTTCCCATGGAATAGTCCATTCTTCATAGGACTTTCCATTTGCAAGTGTCCATTCTATTTGTATCTTAAACATTAGGTGACCCCTGTTCTCGTATTAAGCGATTGATACTGATCGGATTGGCATTGAAACTGAAACAGTTAATGCATCCGGTGCTGCGCCACCAAAATCTGGTCGCTTTGGCAAGACAGTCAAAGTCATAGTTTTGCTATTGATTTGAATTGTCATTGTTTGTGTTGTTGTTGGGTTTGTGTCTGCATCTGTCCAAAGTACATCACAAAATCCACCTGTCACGCCCCAGTCTTGCAGGATTTCAAGTGTTACTGTTCCAACTTCTTTATCAACTACATAATCAACTAATCCATTCAAAGTTTGAACTTGTGCGTTTGGATCGTCTAATGTAACTGTTGCACTAGTGATTTGATCATCATAGTTCACAGATTTGTATGTCAGGGCAATGCTTCTGCCCGTAATTACTGATGTTGGCATATTGTCTTTCCTTTCTTATGGATTGTAGATTGTAGTTATTGACACTTCAACCGAATAAACATCATTGCTATTCGCTTGTCGTATCCTTGGGCTCGAAACGGATTGTATCTGCCAAGATTGTCCAATCAATGGCAAGACTGTGCTGACCATTGTTTCGAGTTGCGTTAATGCACCAGGATTTGTGTTTGGTGCTGCAACTAATTCTAATATATATCTTACGCGCCATGCTTTATTGTTTCCAAGTGTTACTGGTTCAAGCCATGGATCAGATGACAAAATCATAATGCTTGGAGTTGTTACAAATTCTGCACCAAAATCAACAACTGAATAAACGCTGTTTGATGTAATTTGTGTTTTAAGGTTTGCGCGTAATGTTGCTAATGTCATCCGATTAACGCCTCAACATCAATGTATGCGCCAAGCATTCCAATAATTCTGTTTTGAATTGTACGGCCTAAGATGTAAGGTTGTGGCACAAAATCAAGTCCTTGTTGAACTGATCCGGCTGATGTGCGTGCTTTGAATACATCTAATGAAACTGTTAAAACTGCTGATTCAACTGGTGCAACATCTGCGTATTGTGATAAACCATTTACTGTAACTAAGCCATTTGGGATGATATTTCGCCAATCATGTTCAGTTGCACCTGCTGTTGTAATTTTGAAAGTAAATTCATCAACAATTTCAGATACTGTTTTTGATCCATTATGACCAGTAACACCAGTGATTGTGACTACTTGTGTTGCGTAAAGTTTGTGGGGTTTTGTTGAATGCAAAACTGTTGAAGTTGCACTCTCGCTTTTTTGTTTATCAATTGGTGCGTTCCATTGAACTAAAAGATTGCCGACAACTGATTCGGCTGTGTCAATGATTTCAGTTAAGACGGCATCAGAATATAAACTTGAACTCACATTGTTTAGTGCAGATCGTAGTTCTGCTGCTGTGATGATTTCTGCCATGTCTTACCTTTCGTGTGGTGTTACCTGGCAGGACAGGGGTCTAACCTGCCAGGCAACTCTTGTTCTCTTATTAGGAGACAGTGATGTTTCTAAACGCAGTAGGATACTTGCTGCACGCAGCCACATAACCATATACGCCAATCTCGATTTGCCCGTGGGAAACGATATTGGTACGCAATTGAAATGCACTTGATCGGTACATTGTTGCTGCATCAGATGGATAAACAACGCCACTAATGCCAGTTCCGGTGTCAAAGTTTGGATCAACAACTAATCCCAATCCTGCGATTGTTCCGTTTGTTGAACCAGCAGTCATAAGTCCTGCTGCATTTTGTGTTGGTCCTGCTGCTGCAAATAGTGGTCTTTGTGCGCCATCTACTGCTGCAAGTAACGCTGCAAAGTTGCCGGTGTCTGCAAGGAATCTGTTTGGAGTCTTGCGAACAACTGCGTATGAATCTGCAATACCATCTGCAATTGCGCCGTATAATGTTGCGCCACTTGAAGTTCCTGGTGCGCCACATGCAATTGAAAATGCATATGCATCTGCTTTTTGAGCCCATGATGCTGCAAGTTCACGCAATAGCACATCTAGGTATGCAGGGTCGCTTCTGTCAAGAAGTTCAACTGATACTTTGTTTGCGCCAGCAATTTTCACAACATCAATTTCTTTTGAAGTGATTGTTGTGTCGGTTGAATCAAATTCAACTGCTTCTGCTGTAACTGCTGTTGTTGCTTGTGTTCCAAGTACTGGGCGATAGAATTTCATCCCAGAAACTGGAAGTGTTCCTTGTTCCAAAGAATTAGCAAACGGCATAGAATCATCAATGATTCCAATTAGATCGCGTAGGTAACTTGGAGGAACAACACCAATGTTTTCGGTTGTTGTTGCTTCTTCAATTGCTGCAACTAAATCGCGAGCATCTGAATTGCCTTGTAATGCATTGAATTGTGCTTTTGCATATTCGCCAGCAGTAACATTTGTGTTCACGCGTGGTTTTGCATAAGCAACTGGTGCTGATACTGCTTTAGAGGCTTCAACTGCAACTTCTGGCGCAGTTTCGACCACTGGAGTTACTTCTTCAGGATTTCCCATTGAAGTGACCTCACTTTCGGTTTGGTTTGTTTGTTCATCACTTGCGCTGATTGCAGTGACTTCTGTTTCGTCTGCCTTTTGAGCAGCGACATCTGTAATTTGTGCTTCAGCAAATGCAGGAGTATCAACAACTGATACTTCTAAAATTTTTGCTGCTGTCACATAAACTTCATCTTCTTTGTTTTCGTATTGGTCAATTGATGCACCGATTGACAATCCAGATTTTAATCCATCTTGTGCAAGTGCTAATAAATCATCAGATGCTGTTGTGCGTGCAAGTTTGAATTTGCCAATGATTCCAATTGGTGTAATTTCGTGGCTTACCATTCTGCCACGCACTTTGTTCATGTCATGATCTTCAAACAATTTGATGTCATTACCTAATTGCAATGATCCTTGTTCAAATACCACTTTACCCATGTTTGTGAATCCAGGTTTGCCAAAAGGAACAATTATTCCTGTGATTTCTCTTTTGGATGTATTCGCTGTTAATATGTCGCTTGTAAATTTGATTTCCATTATTTCACCAGGTCTTCTTCCATTCTTGCCTCATCTACTGTAAGTACTCCAAGTGGAATTAACTTGGAATAAACATCTGCTCTTTCCAATGGATTACCTCTTAAGAAGTCATCCAAGTCATATTCAACATATTGTGTTGAAACTGTTATGTCATCCATTGACAATCTTTGTTCAATTGCTGTTAGCAATGGGCGAAGTGAGAAATCTAGAAGTGCTCTGCGTTCGGCTGTGACATTTGAGTATGTCATTGTGTTTGTTGATGCATCAAGATAATATGCTGGAATATTCATTAACCTAGCAATTTCTTTTGCAAGATATTCGCGTGCTTCTGTAAGTTGTAAATCGGCTGCATTGAATCCGACAGACTGCATATCCACATTATCTGACAAAAAGGCAGTGCCTTTTGTTTGTCTTGCTTGTTTCCAAGCGTTTAAGATTGCTGTTGCTTTGTTTGCATCCATTGGCACATTTGCTTTTAATACAACACTTGGTGTTGGTGTTTCAGCATAATTGAACACTGCTCTTTCAAGTGCTGCTGCTGTTCTTAATGTTCTGCCACCACGATTCAAAACACCATCTGGATCAATGCCAGTAAATTGAATCAATGATCCAACACCATTGTCTGGAAGTCTTTGTGCTTCTAGTTGGTAGCCGATTACTAATTCACCGGTTGAATCAAGTACTTGTGAAACTCTTGGTGCATCAATCCATCTGATTTGTGATGGTCTGCCTGTTGCTG